CCGTTGAGGAGAGCAACTCGAGATGAATGTCGCCCCACTGCTGATTGTGCAGGATGGCGAGGAGGCCCATGCCCACAGGAGCATCGGCGACCTGCAGAAGGATAGCCGCACGGATGAGGCTGGCCAAGTCCAGGTCGACACCCGAGCCCGGGCCTTCGGTCGCAGCGAAGCCGTCGATCACGTCGGCGACGAGGTTCGTGAGGTTGTTGCTGCAGGACACGAGCGTGTCTTGCACGAAGAGGTCTTCTCGAGACGGCATGCCGATGGTATCGGTGAGCGACGCGAGGCCAGAGGCGTTGTACTGCTTGGCGTAGCGCTGCACGGTGACAGTCACAGACGCGTCAGGGAGCGCGGTCTCTGCGGCGGCAGTGTTCTCGGCAACGCCTGCGAGATCGTCATAGCCGATGAAGCCCAGCTGCGCGAGCTTGACGGTGGTGGAGCCAGAGCCGGCGATATCGCCAAGATAGCCATTCATCAGGACGGGATGATTCGGGAGCGCGTTTCGGTCTGCGAAGAGCAGCTGAAACTTGGTCTTGAGGACTTCCGCAACACGGAGATCGCCGAGTCCAGAATACAGAATTTCATTAGCCATGGGATGGTCCTATGGGGCGTGGGTTGAACGTTTGACCCATACGCGATGTCCATAGGACCGGGAGCGACCCGAGGGCTTGACATGGCAACTGTACCCTATCCGGGCGATCGTTGCGAGTCGTACTCCGCCATCATGACTTTCACTTCATCCCAATGCCCGCTCTTCATAGCGGCTTCTCGTGCCTCCCTTATCTGCGCTGCAGTCACGTCCGCATTGCCGGTCCCGCTGCCGCCAGAGTGCCGACTGGAGCGGGGCATCTTTGGCTGTGGTGCAGGGTCGGGCACCTTCGCCTTATCCATAGGCTGTGGAGCATCGAAATAGCCAAGTAGCGGCTTCGGCCGCTTGCTCGCATCGTCCCTCATCAAGTCGTGCCACTCCAGAACACCAGGCCGGCCATCTTCGGGCAAGTTGTTGTGGAGCATCTTGATGATACTGCGCCCATCAGCATCGAGACCACGCTCTGCCAGTCCCATGTTGAGGTCCGTATCCGCCGACATAGCCGCTATCCGGGTGCGTGCCATCTCGAGCTCGCGAGTGACAGTATCCACAGTGGCGCCGCGCTCGGACAGAGTCACAAGCTCGGCTTTGGCCTCCCGCAGCTGATGTGCAAGCTTGCCATTCTTGGAGACTATGGTCTGGAAGCGGTCCCATGGGACGTTCGCGCCTTTGTACTCTTCCCCTTCTCGCTCGCTTACCTCGAGTTGCTCCTGTTGCTCTTGTCCTTCCATACGTCCTCTCTATGCGGCTCTATGCGAACCGCGCGTTGATAGCTTTGATCTCAAGTAGCTCCTTTTCTGCCTGCGCATCTGTGATGCCCGGATGCCGGCGCTTGTATGCCTCGATCCTCGACATGTTACCGCCTTCCACTTCACCATTCAGAAATTCGGCCTCCTTCTTCGCCTCATCCGCAGTCTTTGGTAGCGCGCGGTATTCCAGACGGTATCCGCTCTCGGGGAATGAACCCAGGCCGGAGCGGTTGGCGATAGCTGCGGAGATGGAAAGCAGGCTCTGATCGCCCCTTCTGAACATCTCCTCATGTTTCCGCTGCTGTAACCTTTGACCCTCTCTACTCACGGCGAGGGCATAGCCCGAGCGCGGGTCGCCGCTCATGCGCATGATGTCGGAGGGCTCGAGTCCAGCGGCGGCGGCCACATGTCGTTGGTAGTTGCCGACCGCTTCTTGAAATTCCGCAGGACTGCAGGAGACAGGGAACGTGCCAATCGTCGGCTGCCCCTCGAAGTCTGCCAATTGCTCGAAGATGAGCAGGACGGCCGGATCGGTGATGACATCGCGCCGCCCTCTCCCGTCGCCGTTCTCGTCTGCAGTACCGATGCCGCTAGGCTCTGCACCCATAGCCCAGCGCTGCGCCCATGATGCCGTCCGCATGATGTGGGCGAACATGGTTTGGAATACGGCAGCTTGCATGGTGCCGTCAAAGACGCGCGCTTCCGTCCAAGCATCCCACATTGAGCCGCTCTTGACCGGTCGATAGATGGCATAGGGCAGGAATGGCGCGCCATCGGCGAACCGATAGGGGTAACGGGCGCCTGTGAAGTCTCCTTCAGGGTTATCATCCGTCGCCAGGTACACCGCAGAGCGGTCCTCGCCATCGATGCCGCGCACGACTGTGTAGCTAGGCATTGTGGGATCTGTGATGTCGAGGGTATCCCAACACCATTCTCTATCCTCGCTGCCTGGGATTGTGTATAGGCGCGCTTCTCGGATGAGGACTGGCACATCTGGGCGGTCGGAGAAGACTTTGGCGACCACTAGATCTGGAAACACCGGACGATACGTGAGCCCCATATCTGCGACGTTGACGCGAACCAGCATCGCTCGCAGGCCGAATGTATCTCTCTGGATTCGCGGCATCATCTGCCAGATGCCGGACTTCTGCATCAAGCCATCGACGCCAATGAGCCCTTCTGCCTCGCCCGCGTCGTTCGTTACCGATGGGGTCTGGTCGTACTGTACGGATTTCTGTGTATAGATGGTCTCCGCCACATTGCTGCTCATGTCGACATCTTGACCCCATGCCTCAAACCGGGTTGGCCCCACCTGTCGCTTTGTCCTGTCCCTCACATCTTGCTCGTGCTCGTCGTACAGAATGCGGCGGCGCAGTCTCGTGTGTCTCCATCTCCGTTGGTCTGCTGCCATGCGTGGCACGGGCGGCGGATGGATGCGGCTTTGGGATGCGGTATCGTCGAAATGTGGCATTCGTTACCCGTACATGTAGATAGGACCGCGCGATCGATGGCGCCGCTTGTCGAAGATGAGGTCATCGAGACTATATCGCAGCGTATCTATCGCGTGTTTCCATTCGTTGTCTCGCCCGTCCCATTTCAGCAGGCTCTTGACTAGCCTCTCACAGCTGCGGTGTACGTAGAAGTGCTCGCCTCTAACCATGGCCTCGTGTAGAAATTCGATGCCGTGTTGTACCGATCCGGCGCCATGGCCCTCTCCGCGCTTGACGGTGCGGATCTGCGGCTTGAGTGCCCTATGCCCAGGCAGTGACATCAGGTCCGCTAGTGCCTTCATCAGCTTCTTGTTGCTCTTCTTGCCAAGCCGCTTGCCAGCTCGGCCGGCATAGACGCGGTCTCCATACGCTCGAGCTAGTGACTTCCAAGTGATGCCGGAATGGTGGAGCATCTCGAGGATAGCTTCGGCGTCCTGGTCCGTGGTCGTCTGCCCCTGGGTGACATACTCCGCGCCCACGTACACCGCAGGATGCTTGCCGCTGTGGTCTACTCCGACCCAAAGCGCGTACTCCTCGAAGTTGCCGCCGTGCCCGTGGTCGGTGCCGAAGCGGAGCTCGTACTCCAGATCTGGCAGCTCGTCGATAATCTGTGACTCGTTGAAAGCGGCGAAGATATTGCCCTCGACGCGCATCTCCCATTCGCCATGGCAGACCACAGGCACTTCATGCGGGAGAGTGAATCGGAGTACGTCATCCACGAATGCGGCATCGCAAGGCGTGCCATCTTTGAGCCGTAGCGGCTCGGTTTGGCCAACTGGGATGAGATTTTCGGGCGTCAATCGAGCGTGATAGTCTGCAACCAGGGGTAGCGCGCCGGTATCCGGGTCGGAAACTGTGAGTCGGCGCAGCCACTCCGTAGGGGCGTTCACGGGCGTCAAAGTCATCAAAACGCGGCCATCTCCCGCCTTCATTATGCGTTTTAGGAGCTCTCCGAAGATACGAGGGCTTGTGGGCGGCTCATCGAAGAGCGCAACGTCAATAGTCGCACTGGAGAGGTTCAAGCCGCCTTGCTTGGTTGTTTTGAAGCGGATTACCGAGCCATTCAGGAACTCGACCAGCGGATTATTCGCATGAAATCCGTTTTTCTTATCGAACTTGGCTTCTGCGCTGATCAGACCTTTCGGTAGCAAGTTCCAGAGCTTTTCTTGGATTGCAAGACTCTGCTGCCACGTTGCGCAGATAATCCAGGCCTCTATCGCCCGTTTCGGCACTTCCAGAAACGGATGATCTCCGAGGCATCGATAGACGACCTCTCCGAGGCCTGCGGTCGTCTTGCCGAGCGCCTGATTGCCCGCTCGGTAGAGTTTGACCTTGTCTGGAGCCTCAAGCCATCGCTGCTGTGGTGGCAGCCAGTAGATATGCTGGAGTGGCGACTCTTCGCGATGTATGGCCAGAGCATCGAGCTCGGCGTCTAGCTCTTCGATGAGGCTAGACATAGCTCTCCCAGCCTGTCCACGAGTGGACTATCCACCCAGGATATATACCGTCAAGGCGTCCTGTTTTGAGTCGACTCACCGATCCCCTTCTGTGCTCGGCGCAGAGCAACACCTGCCAGGATGGCCTCGAGCTCTGGCGATGGCATCTGGACCAGCTTGGAGATCACTCCATCCACTAGTTGCTTCTGGTTCCGGGTAAGGCCTCGACGCTTCCGCTCCACTTCGGCCGCTTCCAAGATGTCGACGATTTGCATCTCCAATCGGGATGCCAAAGACTGCAGCGCGGAGAGTGG